TATGATCTTAGTTACTGGTGCTGCAAGGTCCGGGACATCATTAACGACTGCTGTCCTTGAAGCTTGCGGAGCTAAATTGGGCGAAACTAATGGTAATAAAGAAAATGTTGCTGTTAGAGATGAAGTTTTAAAGCCTTATTTAATAAGTTTAGGGGCTGACCCTATGGGTCAAAACCCTTTGCCCCCTAAAGATGCGCACTTATCAGATTCGATGTTTAGGATTCGGGTAGAACATCGTTTAGACGGGGCTAATTGTTATAAAGACGCTAAGATTATTCTTTGTCCGAAGATATGGCAAGAGTCGTTTCCTTACGCTAAATGGGTTTTAGTTCGTAGAAATATCGATGACATTGCCAGGTCGTGTGTTAATACACAGTTCATGAAAAAATTGAAAATTCATGAAGAATGGAAGAATTGGGCGCATGAGCATCAAAATCGTATGGACGAATTAGAAGAAGATTTAAAGGGCCAAGCCATATCGGTTTGGCCGCATAAAGCTATTCATTATAGTATCGATGAGTTTAGGCGTATAATTGATTTTTGCAATTTAACGTGGGACGCAGACGCTGTGAGGAATATTATAAATCCTAACAGGTGGCATGCATGACTTCTATAGACCGCCAAACAATAAATAATTTAATTCAAGATCGAGGACAGGAAGTTACTTTTCGTCGCCCACTCAGCAGTTCGGGGACTTATGATCCAAATACTAGTTCTGTCACAGGTGGCTCTAATGATGACGAAACAGTTAAAGTAATTTTTACTAATTATAGGGAGCGAGAAATTGATGGAACGAATGTGGAAAGGGGCGATAGGCAGGTGTTGATGTCGAATTTTAAATCAAATAGCGAATTACTTGGAAAGTCGCCCGATTCGGGTGATCAGTTTATCGGTTCCAATAGTACCGTTAATATAATATCCGCTCAGTCTTTGATTGATAGTGGTGTCGTTATTGGCTTCATCTGTCAGGTAAGAGAATAATGGTTGAAAGGCTCGATGTAGCCATTGATGGGTTAATTAATCGCACCGAAGAAAGAATTAATGCGGCCATGAGCCGAATCATTATTGACGTAGGTGAAACGTTAATATCTAGAACGCCGGTTCAAACTGGTCGACTGGTCAATAATTGGGTAGTTTCTTTTGATAACCCTCAGGCCCAAAGCCCTGAAAACTCTCCTAATCCTTCTGCTACTGATTCTTTTAGTGAAATTCAATCAGCAGCTAATTTGTTCGACATTAATTTGAACATAGACACTATAAGCTTCGTTAACACAATTCCCTATGGCAAATTTGTTGAATTTGGCACATTTAAAATGCGCCCCCGTGCCTTTGTTCGTTCTACTGTCGCTGACGCTCCTCAGATCGTTAGTGCTGCTGTAAGGAGCTTCAACATTTCATGAGTATATATAGCAACATTCGTGTAGCTTTAGAGTCCAATGTAACAAATATCACAGGCATACCGTCATCTGGTAATATTTCTTGGGAAAACACTCGCTTTGAACCGACCACGGGTAGTAAATGGATTAGATCGACATTTCGTCCTACTAGGCGTCGGCCTTTGGACGTCACCGCTAAAGGGTTACAGCGATATGATGGCTTGTTTTTAATTGATGTTTTCATACCTGAGGGCGGAGGCCCTAATGAAGCTGATTTGTTAGCCGATAACATCGTGGATTCTTTTGAGGCTGGAACAATTTTAACAGCTAATGGTCAGGAAGTTATGATTGAACATGCAGAAATTTCAGAGGCCCTAAACGAAGATAGTCCATGGTATCAAGTGCCTGTAACAGTTAAATGGAAAGCATTCAATTAATCGTAGAACCTGAACACGCTCTCTAGGGAGATGCAGAGATGGCATTCGCACAAGGTAGCCGCAGTTCTCTAGCCTTTGTGGTTGAGAACTCTTTCGGGTCAACTCCTACCAGCCCCGCTATGAGGGAATTGCCTTTTACGTCTCATTCTCTCAACCTGACTAAGCAGACGGTTGAAGGGAATGATATTCAGAGTGACCGCATTCCTCGTGTCAATCGGCACGGCAATCGGCAAGCCGGTGGGGATATCAGTTTTGATCTTCGTGAAACCGATTACGACGAGATTTTAGAGAGTGCATTTTTCAGTTCTTTTAATACCAGTGGTGTTATGAAGGTCGGCACTACTGAGAAGTTCCTTACTATTGAAGATCGTGCTGAGGATATTGGTCAATTCAAGCAATTTACTGGCATGAGCGTTTCTCAGTTGCAGGTCAATATTGCTCCAAACCAGATGGTGCAATGTACGGCCACCATGATTGGCCAGGATATGGTTCTGGCTCAGACTGAATTGGGTTCTCCCTCAGCTGCATCTGGTAACCCTCCGTTTGATAGTTTCACCGGTACTATCAATGAGGGTGGCTCTACAATTGCTATTGTGTCCCAGTTGCAATTTTCGATTAATAATAGCCAGCAGCCCACTTTCGTTGTGGGGCAGTCGTTCACTCCTCAATTGGAGTTTGGGCGTGCTGTTGTTGAAGGAACTTTAACGGCTTATTTCGAAGATAATACTCTTTATGACAAGTTTATTAATGAAACGGAGTCTAGCATCGAAGTCACAGTAACTGATGCAGCTTCTGGCGGGGATTATACTTTCCTCTTCCCAGCGGTCAAATACAATGGCGGCGACGTTGGTGTTCAGGACCCGCAGTCGCGCCTTATATCTCTGCCTTTCGTGGCGATCTACGATAGTACAGAAGCAACGAACCTCAAGCTGACCAAGACGTAAAGGACGCCGTGGTCGACTAAGTATTCGATCACGGTAGGGGCCGAGGCGTTATGTCGGGGTGCGTCTCGGCCCCACCAGACACACCCCGACACACCCTGACGAAGGAACCCCGATATGGTGACGAGGAAAAACTCTACTGGTCTCGATAGTGTTGGTGCCCCCACGGAGACAAACTACACTTACATTTACCATCCTACCACTGGTGAGGTTCTTTATGACGATGAGAACAACGCTATGTGGATTGAAGTATATGGTATGGATAGCAAGCATTACAAAAACGTTCAGCAGCAACAAACAGATCGTCGAATTCAACAAGCGCAGCGTACTGGTTCCAAGGCCGTTGTAACTGCTTCACAACAAGAAGCAATGAATCTTGAGTTGATGGCAAAATGTACGTCTCGTTGGAATATCCAATTGGACGATGGCAAGCCTGAGTGCGCTGAGAAGAATGCCAAGGACGTGTATGAGCGGTTTCCTTGGCTTCGTGATCAAGTCTGGGATTTTATTCACAGTCGTCAGGCTTTTTTGAAGAGCTAATCGGCGATCTCGAAGCGTTCGCGGAACATGAGTTCCGTATGAACATCGCCGATAAAAATGGTGTGACTACTCGGGAACACCTAAGACAAGCGGGGGCTGTAAATGAATTACAGCCCCCCGTCGAGTTCCCCATGGAGTTAGCTGGCCCATGGGAAATATTTTTGGATCTAAACAACGCTCGTCCAGAGGGCGCGATGGGTCCGGGAAAGATTACTTACAGCGAAATTAAAGCATGGTGTGATGTTATGGAGTGTAATTTATCTGCTCTACAAATTCGAGTTATTCGTCGGTTGGATATGGTTTGGGAATCTGTGAAGAATAGCAGGAGGAACAAGTAAGTGGTCGATATATCCCGCATTGGGATAGAATTTGATGTCAGTGGTCTTCGGAGGGGCCAACAGGCCCTTCGTGATGTACGCGAGGCTGCTAGACAGGCCCAGGCGGGTGTGAGCGGATTTCAAGCGGAAGCTAGTCAGGCTAGCACATCTGCTCGTCAATTTAGCAGTTCGGTAGACGTCGCTTCTGGGAACTTAAGTGAATTTCTGAGGTCTGTTAGGCAATCCGCAACTTCTCTTGATGCTCTAGATCGTAACCTAAGACAAGCTGGTAATCGTGCAGACGGTAGTTCAAGGCGTCTGAGAGAAGCCACGTCTAGGCAACGTAATTTCAGCATTGCTACTCAGAACGTTTCATTTCAGGTGCAAGACATGATTACGCAATTAGTTAGTGGAGCTAGTGTTACTCAAACATTTGCTCAACAGCTTCCGCAGTTGTTAGGTGGATTTGGTGCGTTAGGCGCTGCTGCTGGTGCAGTTGCTGCCGGTATTGGTGGATTAATAACCGTATTTCAAAGTTCAGGTAAGCAGGCTAAAGAAACCGCTAGTGACATTGAGCGATTGGATGAAGCTCTAAAAAGCATAACTGAATCTGGTATTTCTGCTAAAAATTCCCTAGAAGAAATTCGTTCTTCAATATTAGGTTTGTCTAATGAAGTTGGTAGGTTTGAATTAGCTAGGGTTAGAACTGAATTAGAGCTGATAGAGGCTAGGTCTGGTGAGGCCTCTAGGGCGCTTGTTAATGTAATTACTGGTACTCTCCCAGGAGCACAATTCCCTCAATCAATAGGTTTGAGGGATCGTTTTCGTGATTTACGTGAACAAATTAATGAATTGCGTGATCAGGGCGATCAACCTATTGCTATCGTTAGAAAACTGGATGACCAAATTCTTAGTTTCATTCAAACTTTGAATGAGGCCGGTAAGTCAGAATTTGCTTCTGAAATAGTCGAACAATTTTCGCAATTCCAAGAGTTAACTCAACGATCTGAACGTGCCTCAAAAGCGTTGGAGCTACTTACTCAGGCAAACCAAGGAACCCTAGTTAGCTTTGAGGAATTATCTCCTGTAATGCAAGACGCTGCTGAAAGAGCAGGGTCCATTACAGAAGACGCCAGAACTGCCGCCCAAGCTTGGCAAGGTTATTCAGAAGAGACCAATAATGCTGCAGACTCACAAAAAGAATTAAATGAAGCTATTCGTCAAGGAAATATAGCCGTACAAGCAGGTACAGGAGATCAATTAAATCAAGTTGAACAACGTCAAGCCGATATTCGTCAGTCTAGGGCTGAGTCTATTGCTGAGACAGAACGACAGCAAAGAAACATTTTAAATGATCTTAGGCGAGAAGTAGAGCTTGAGCGCCAGTTGGTTGGTGCCACGGAGGAACAGCGTCGAATTGAAGAAGCTGTTGCCGATGCAAAAAGAAATAATGAAAATATCACTCAAAACCAAATCAATCAAGTTCGAGAGTTCCAAAGAGAACTTATTGCAATTGAGAGAGTTAATGAAGTAATAAATAATGTTACAGAAGGAATAGACACTGCTATTACGAATATTCTTAATGATCAAGAAATCAACTTCAAGAACTTCC